AATGTTCTATGCTTCTGCTTATTATGAATTGACTGGTATCCCCGTCAAGAAACTCATTACTATCATGGTCACACCTGGCGGTGAGGTCAAAGTATTTGACAAAAGAAACAAAGGGGACTATATTAAATTATTAGTTCGGTATATTAAAGAATTTGTATCTCACAATCTTAGGTCAGAGAATGGAGAATGAACTAGAAAAAGTATTAGAAAGTAAATTCTTTTGCCCTTCTCGATTTGCACAGGAGATCGAATCTCTTGTAATACAGAACTCAGACATGAGTTATATTGATGCTATTATTCACTTCTGTGAAAAGAATAGTATTGATTTAGAATCAGTTCCTAAACTGATTTCAAAACCGCTTAAGGATAAACTTAAAGCAGAGGCAATGGAACTCAACTTCTTAAAGAGAAGTTCCCGTGCTAAATTGCCACTTTGATTTCATTCTAGGGTAAAAAAATTTCCCGGCAAAAAATCCCTATATTACTTTTTTGATGATGCCGTTTGATGCCTACAAACAATATCTTTCGTTGAAAAATCACTTCACGAAAGAGAAGTATGACTACCATAAGTATTGTGGTAAGAGTCGTGCAACTGTTCAGTCTTTCTATAAGAGAAAAGATAGATTCTGGTTTGAAAAATTAGCGAGAAATAAATCAGACCAAGAAGTAATTGAGTTTTTTATATCCAACTTTATCACCTGCACTGATCCAAGTAAACTTTGGATAGGAGAAATGATTCGCGAGGGTGAAGGTAGATATACCTCTTGGAAGAAAAGAACTCAATCTCTTTCATATATGTTTAAGGAAGAATCAGAAAAAGTCTTTTTAGATCATAACTTTGATGCCATGTTCTCCATGGATGGTTCTCGTCATCCAGACATTTTAAAATCATATCTTAGGGATGATATATCAATTGAAACCCTGATCATCCTTGATAGAATACTTGGGTTCAAAAAAGATTGGGACGATAAGTTATCCGATCCAGTGTGGGAAACCGTCAGTATGCGAATGAGAAAATATTCACCATTCCTAAATATTGACGTATCTCGTTATAAAGAAGTTCTAAAGAAAGTTGTTTTAGGAAAATGAGTTTTTTCGATTCCGATGTAGTCCGTGCAGAAATGACGGAAATAAGTGAGTTACAAGAGGATGTTTATCGTAACGTCTTCAAGTTTCCCTCTATGAATAAGGAGGAGAAAAAATTTCATGTTGGTATGCTAGAAAAACTTCTTGAAAAACAAAAAGTTCTTTACGCACGTTTGAGTTTATCAGACGATCCTGAAGCAATTCAGATGAAAGAAAGAATTATTGATTCTGCAAAGATGATGGGTCTACCACCTAACGTTGATATGCAGACAATCTTTTCTAACATGTCCAAAATGTTGGATGTGATGCAAGAAAACATTGACAATGACGATTCTATTCTGTAGAATATCGAGGTACACACAAGCCAAATCCGTACAAATCTAATTAATCCTATGTCTTTTGCAAACCTTAAAAAGCAATCCTCTCTTGGTTCCCTGACCTCCAAACTGGTCAAAGAAGTTGAGAAGATGAACAATACTGGTGGCGGTGGAGATGACCGCCTGTGGAAACCAGAGATGGATAAGACCGGCAATGGATATGCAGTTATCCGTTTCCTCCCTGCCCCTGATGGAGAAGAACTCCCTTGGGCGAAGATGTACTCCCATGCCTTTCAAGGTCCTGGTGGTTGGTACATCGAAAACTCTCTGACCACCATGGGTCAGAAAGACCCCGTGTCAGAGCACAACCGCGAACTGTGGAACAGTGGTCTGGATTCTGATAAGGATACAGTCCGTAAGCAGAAGCGTAAACTGTCCTACTATGCCAACATCTATGTTGTGCAGGACAAAGCAAATCCCGATAATGAGGGTAAAGTTTTCCTCTACAAGTTTGGTAAGAAGATCTTCGATAAGATCATGGAAGCAATGCAACCTGAGTATGAGGATGAGACTGCCATCAATCCCTTTGATTTCTGGCAGGGTGCTAATTTCAAACTGAAACTGAAAAAGGTTGCAGGTTACTGGAACTATGATTCCTCAGAATTTGCTGCACCTGCTGCTCTGCTGGATGATGACGATGCTCTTGAAGCACTGTGGAAGAAGCAGTATTCACTGACTGCTTTGACTGCAGCAGATCAATTCAAGTCTTACGAGGACCTGGATAAGCGTCTGAAGATGGTGCTTGGTGCTAAACCACCTACCCGTCGTTATGATGAAGAACTTGAGGACGAGAGTGAGGGTCGTGGATCTTTCTCACCTAACTTTGAAGCAAGCAAACCTCCTGCACCAGCAGCAGACTTCAATGCACCTGACATCACTAAGTCATCTTCTAGCGAAGATGAAGATGATGCTCTGAGTTACTTCCAAAAACTTGCTGAAGAGTGATTATTGGAATAGTCTAATATTATCTCCACGTTTTAAGGATTCAGTCACATACTGACTGGATCCTTTTTTATATGTCATAAGTTTTTCAAGATCATCAAGAGCAACATTTAAGTAGCGTGCTTTTAGAATAAAAATGTTTCTCCTTTTATCCTGAATGTCATTTTCAAACTGCAAATTTGTAACTTCTTTTACTGGATTAGTAGTAAATGTTGATTGATTATCAGAGTACACGAAAGAAAAATCGGATGGCACTCTTAAACCTGCTTTTAGAAGTGTGACATTAATACTATTTTTTATTTCAAGTGTTTCGTGATGATGAGTTTCATTTATTTTTTCATATGTTCCATACTTATCTAAAAGAAATTGATCGTAATTAGATTGAGTTAGTGGCCACTCCGTTTGTATGTTAATAATATTATTTGATGATAAAACTAACCAATCTAAATTAGAATCTCCGTAAACTTTAAATGCAACATTATCCGGTCTATCATCACCCTCAATTTTATACTTTGTAAACGCACTAAGGTCTTGAAATAAATCCTCTCTAAGTTTTGTTTTTTTAAATAAATTTTTTACCGCAATGTAATCTGATATATTAGCATCAGGAAGTCTGCTAACGTAATCGAGGTTGGGGACTTTGTTGAAGTAATTTGACATCTTAGAAACCTATCTCTATTTCGTCACCTTCGCCATAGTTATCATTAAATACTGGTTCGAGTTCTTTCAACTGCATTGATATTTTGTATGCAGTCATATAACCATCTGTTAGTGTAGAATAATTTTGTTGAGGAGTATAATCAACTTCAAAATTAGTCATTGCACACTCCTTCATCTTACCTATAAATGGATGATCTTTACTGCCATCACCTCCAAGAACATAATGAACTTGAAACACATTTGGAGATAATAGAAAAAGATTTGACTTAGATCTTATAGGTGACATCCCCTGCTTGAAGAATTTTATTATCTTTACAATTTCGTCTGCCTCAAGTTTACTTCTTGGAACTAGATCAAATGTAAACTGAAACCCTCTAAGAACTGGTTTATCAAATAATAATTCAAGGTTAGGATTAAATGTAAATCCAGTTGCCCTTGTCATTAGTCTTTGGACGCCTACTGCTTTACCAGCAAAAGTTTCTCCAATAGCTCTCTTGACATCATCAGAATTTCCTTTCAATCTTTTTACAATGTTCGTTGCAGCTTCACCAGTAGACTCTCCACTCTGCCCTAATGCTGCTCTTGCTAATCCAGCAAGTTGAATCTGAGTTTCTGTCATGGAATCTCCTGACCAGTCAGCACCATTTTGATCTCTTATACCACCTGGTATTGGAAGACTAACTGACCCAAGTCTCACTCTATCTGATTTTTGATCATTTGGACCAAATCTATCGCGATCACCAAATCCAAAAGTTTGTCCACTATTTAATTTTTTTGGTTTATATTCTAAAAGAGTAAACTTCATGAAGTCTTGTATTAGACTTCTATCTTTTGGATAACTGAAATCCCCAAACGATCCTGCACCCTGTCTTGTTTTATTTCTTTTACTAACACTATCAATTATTGACTGAGCTTCATCATTGACCTTAGACAAAACTTGTGAAGCTGCAGCAGCTTGTTGCTGCGCGGCTTGCTCTGGTGTTGCATTGGGATTAACTGGCATTATGTTTGTATCCACAAACTCCTCTGCGTTTGCTGCAGCTGCAGCTGCAGTTTGAGGTTCATCCGTTCTATCAGGATCAACTAAATCTTTTTCTATAGCTTCTATTGCCAGATCCTTTACTGCTTTTATTCCTTTATCTGACTTGAAGAATTCTTTTTCATCTCTCCGTGCTCCACCCCACCAGTTATTATTCTCCTCAAAATCTCCAAAATTTCCTTCATCATCTTTTTTATAAACACCTACATATTTGTCCGAACCAAATTCTTCATTCCAAACTTCTATATCACCAGTTTCTTTGTTTATCTGAAGAAAGTAAGCTTCATCACTTCCAGGCACTAATTTTTTTCGATAATCTACGTCGTCTGTACCGAAAAATCCGTCTTTAGCAGTCATCTAATTGACACTATTTTAGTTATTTAGTACCTCTTTTGCATATTGCACTGAGATTAAATCATCAAGTTCATCTCTCTGCACAATATAAACTTGACCGACTACTTCTCCCCATGTATATTGTCTATACATCCTCCAGTGAAAATTAAAACCACGAAATCCCCACTGGAATAATTCTGTCACCAGAACTAAAGGGTGCTGATCATATTTTATCTTTGGTGTCTTTGCTTGATATAAAAAAGTGCAAAGTGTTCCTGGATCAGGGACAGGTGTAACAGTATCATTGAGAGCATCCATGATCATGACCATCTGATCCTCAGTGTCCATGGTCTCATTTAATGTTGTGAGTATGGATTCGATACGATTCATCTGATTCCCAGTTCTTTCTCTGTGATTACCTTAAATTGAATTCGTCTGTCCTCACAAAACTCAACTGCAGCTTTCCATTTTGCTTGGTTTACTGCATAGGTTTTACACTCACGTATTAGTGTTTTCTTTTGCTTTTTACCTGGCACTGGTGGTAAGGTTTCCCGATAGGGTTTTACTTCTATCACATATGTTTTGATCGTGCCCGTGCTTTCTCTTACTTTTATAATGAAGTCTGGGAAATACTTATGCACTTTCCTGTCTACTGGAGAGACATATGGTATGTAAAACTCTTCACTCCCCCATTCAAGTATGTTTTCATTTAGATCACAGTAACGACAAAACTTTCGCTCCCAACTACTACGGCATATAATATTTTCAGCATTGCCCTTGTATTTCCTTGGATGCGAAGGTTTGTATTTACTTTTTATGCTTTCTCCCATACATAGTATATAAGGTAAAAACTATTTATAGATGCCTAGCGTAAAATCAATTGACGATATTAAATCGTCATTATTAAGACCGTCACTAACATCACATTTTTATGTTCAGTTTGCGTTGCCCTCAGCAGGTCAAACTGGATCTAATGCATTTAATAGCAGATTAAAATCTGCTGGCATTGAGTTTCCTACAAGTCAAGATACGTTAAACTTACTGTGCTCAGAAGCATCTCTGCCTGGATCTAGTCTTGCTACATTTGAAGTTAATAATGATAGATCAGGAGTAACTGAGCGACATGCTCATAGAAGATTTTTTGATGATAGAATTGACTTTACTTTTTACGTTGATGTTCAAGATTATTTGCCGATTATATTCTTTGAAACTTGGTTGGAGTTCATAAGTGGTGCTGGTACATCAGACGATAATCCGCGTAATGCAAAAGATTATTTTTATAGAATGAATTATGCTGATGAATACACAGCAGACAGAGGACTATTTGTTTACAAATTTGAAAAAGACTTTGGTAAAAAATCAAGTAATCCATTAGGAGATCCTAGATACAAGTCTACAGGTCAGTTTCTTGAGTATGAATTTTTTAGATCTTTTCCATTAGCAATAAACTCTATGCCTGTTTCATATGATGCAGCGAGTCTTTTAAAATGTACTGTTTCTATGAATTATATTCGCTATACTGTAAGAAGAGACTCTGATCCTACAGGTGCTGGTAGTAATTCCACCAACAGTCCTAGTAGTAATTCTGTTTTTAATCCAAATTTTTTAACTCAACAATTTATAGATCAGAACGGACAATTTACTATACCATCCTTTAACATCGCCTAAATATTCACACTGAAAAACTCTATAGGATATTATGCCTTTACCTAAAATTGCTACACCCACCTATGAACTTGAGTTGCCATCGACAGGAGAGACGATTCAATATAGACCCTTCCTTGTAAAAGAGGAAAAGATTTTAGTCATTGCCCTGGAGAGTGAAGATACAAAACAAATTACAACTGCAATAAAGGGAGTAATTAAAAATTGTATAAAAACTAGAGGCATCAAAGTGGAACAACTTCCAACTTTTGATATTGAGTATCTCTTTCTTAACATCCGTGGTAAGTCTGTTGGAGAGGAGATCGAGGTCAACGTCATCTGTCCCGATGATGGTGAGACTGAGGTCCCTGTTAAAATTAATATTGATGATATTCATGTTCAGAAAGATGATGAACATGATAATAAAATTAAGGTAAGTGATGATTTGATGATGGTGATGAAGTATCCTTCTTTGGATCAGTTCATCAAAAATAATTTTGATTTTGAAGATAAGAATGCAATGGACCAATCATTTGAATTGATTGCATCCTGTATAGAATCTATTTGTAATGAAGAGGAAGTATGGGCAGCAGCAGATTGCACAAAGAAAGAGATTAATGAGTTTCTTGAATCAATGAACTCTTCTCAATTCAAAGGTATTGAAAAGTTTTTTGAGACAATGCCTAAACTATCTCATACTATTCCAGTCACCAATCCTGCCACCAAGGTTAAGAGTGATGTTGTACTTGAGGGATTAGCGTCTTTTTTCGCGTAGGCATGGTTCATATGAACCTTGAGGCATATCTTAGATTAAATTTTTCCTTGATGCAGTACCATAAATACTCATTAACGGAGATTGAAAATATGATACCATGGGAACGTGACATCTACGTTGCTTTATTACAACAACATCTTGAAGAAGAAAAGTTAAAGCATCAGCAAGCGAATGGCATCTAGGACTAGCACCGATCCACTAGAAATACTTTTAGAGATGGGTGTTGACCTTGATGACCTGTCTGAGCAGGATTATCTTGGTGCATTGATGGAAGCAGTGGCTACCATTGAGTTTCAGACAAAAGGAAAAGGTGATGATCGTAGTGATGTCCTTAGAAAAGAAATAGTAAAAGTAAGAAAGAATAGGAAAGCAGCAGACCCTAAATTTAAAGCAAGAAAGACTAAAATATCTGCAGACACATTTAAAAAAGGATCAGCTACAAGCATTAATATTGCACCAAAATCTCTACCTACAAGTGCGATAGTACCATTTAAAGGATCTGGAGTAGGGGAAAAAGAAGAGAAAAAGGAACCAAAGAATCTATTAGCAGAAATCGCTGAGTCAGTTTCTAATATTGCTAATACATTAAAAGATCAACATAATTTAAAGAAAAAAGATGGTGAATTTGATAGAAAGAAAGCGCAGCGTGATAAGAGAAAACTTGATAAGGAAAATTTAAAGAAAGGATTTGGTGGTTTACTTAGTACTTTTGCTAAGGTGACTAAACCTGTCGGAGGATTTTTTGATACTATATTTAATTTCATCAAAAACATTTTGATTG